TCATGGGTCAGATCGGCATGAGAATTATGCAAAGACCAAAATCAGATACACTATTCAAAGATGAAAAAGAGAAAGCAGATTTTATGAACAAGATGTTTATAGAAAATGTATGGTGTTTTGGACCTAAAGAAGACCTATTTAAAAATTCAAGAAAGGCAAATTTAGATGAGTTCTTTGCTTGACATAATAAATAGATATAGTATAATAGATAATGATAACAATGAGGATAATTAATGAGTGATTTTTTAAAAGACGTAATAAAAGAAACTGGCAATGAATATGCTAGTTTAGTATCAGATGGTGCTTCAGGTGATGTAGATTCATTTATAGATACAGGTTCTTATATATTCAACGCATTACTAGGCGGCTCTATACATAGAGGTCTGCCTTCAAACAAGATAACAGCAATCGCAGGTGAGAGTGCCACAGGTAAAACTTTCTTTGTATTAGGCATGTGTAAAAACTTCCTAGATAAAAATCCTGACGGTGGTGTTATATTCTTTGAATCAGAGTCAGCAGTGACAAAAGATATAATCGAAGAAAGAGGAATAGATAGTAGCAGAATGGTTATAATGCCAGTGACTACCGTACAAGAATTTAGACATCAAGCCATAACAGTGCTTGATAGATATATAGAACAAGACCCTTCCGATAGAAAACCATTATTATTAGTGTTAGATAGTTTAGGTATGTTATCGACCACTAAAGAAATGGAAGACACACAGGCAGGAAAAGAAACAAAAGATATGACGAGGGCACAGATAGTCAAGGCTGCCTTCAGAGTATTGACACTAAAACTAGGTAAGGCAAAAGTGCCTTTGATAATTACTAATCATACATATGATGTTGTCGGCTCAATGTTTCCTCAAAAGGAGATGGGTGGCGGCTCAGGATTAAAATATGCAGCGTCATCAATCATCTATCTCTCTAAGAGAAAAGAGAAAGATGGCACAGAGATCATAGGTAATATAATACATTGTAAAAATTACAAATCAAGACTAACCAAAGAAAACAAAGTCGTAGATGTTAGATTAACCTACGACAAAGGTTTAGATAGATACTACGGTCTGCTAGACTTGGCTTTAAAACATAACATATTTAAACAAGTTTCTACTAGAATTGAATTACCAGATGGATCAAAAACATTCGGTAAGACAATTAATAATGACCCGACAAAATACTTTACAGATGATATACTAAAACAACTAGATGATGTTTGTAGTAGAGAGTTTAAATATGGAGAAACAGATAAAGATACCGAAACTTCACAAGACGACTAACCCTAAACATAGGGAAGATTATGTGTTTGTAGAAAAACCTGGTGAGGATTTTACAGCACTTAAATTAATTAGTGGTCCTTTTTCATCCATAGTTTATAAGTACGGCAAGGTAGGATTCAGGCCTGAATCTGAAAAGACACCTGAGGGTGCGTTGCCTATGGTCTTTGACTACACTGTAATAGAAAATAATATAGATGCAGATACAGATAGTCAAGAGTTTATAAATCACATAGGCGATATATTAGTCGTGCTACTAGACGAAGAATTAAAAACTAAAAAGGATAAAGATGGAAAGAATTGAAAGAACGGTATTAAGTAATCTAATTCACAATGAGGATTATACTAGAAGGGTTTTACCTTTCATCAAGGAAGAATATTTTTCAGACAGACTAGAAAAAATATTATTCACACAAATATATAATTTTGTAAACAAGTATAATGCGTTGCCGTCTAAAGAAGCTTTATCTATCGAGATGAATGGCAGTAAAGATGTAAACGAAGACGAGTATAAAAAGATTACAGATATAATATCGACACTCAATAAAGAACCTGTGAATATGGATTGGTTGAGAGATACCACAGAGAAGTTTTGCAAAGACCGTGCCATACATAATGCTATCTTAGGTGGCATACAAATCATAGATGGCAAAGATAAAAGACACACACCAGAATATTTACCAGAGATGTTATCAAATGCTTTATCGGTATCGTTTGATCAAAAGGTAGGGCATGATTATTTGTTAGAAACAAAAGATAGATTCGATTTCTATAAAAAGAAAGAAGAACGATTACAATTAGACTTAGAGTTTTTTAATAAGATTACTAGAGGTGGTATACCAAGCAAGACTTTGAATATATGTCTTGCAGGCACTGGTGTCGGTAAGACCATGTTTATGACACACCTCGCTTCATCTGTATTATTACAAGGCAAGAATGTATTGTATATAACACTAGAGATGGCAGAGGAAAGAATCGCTGAGAGAATAGATGCTAATTTATTAAACGTAGGCATGAGTGACCTAGAGGAATTACCATATGCAATGTATGAAACTAAGATAAACAAACTACAAGGTAAGACATCTGGTAAATTAATTATTAAAGAATATCCTACTGCCTCTGCTCATACAGGTCATTTTAGATCACTACTCAAAGAGCTTGCCCTAAAGAAATCGTTTAAACCTGACATAGTATTTGTTGATTATTTAAATATATGTTCTAGTGCTAGATTTAAAGCAGGCGCTAACGTGAATAGTTATACCTACATCAAGGCTATCGCTGAAGAATTAAGAGGCATGGCCGTAGAGAATGATATACCTATCTTCTCTGCTACTCAAACGACAAGAGGTGGTTTTGTCAGTAGTGACGTAGGCCTCGAAGATACATCTGAAAGTTTTGGTTTACCTGCAACTGCTGACTTCATGTTTGCTTTGATATCTAGCGAGGAACTAGATGATAAGAATCAGATCATGGTCAAACAATTGAAGAATAGATATAATGATCCCACAGTAAATAGAAAATTTATACTCGGTGTCGATAGATCGAAGATGAGATTTTATGATGTCGAACAAAACGCACAAACAGATTTAGTTGATAGTGGACAGACAACTGAAAGAAAATTTGAAAAGAAAATAGGTCAATTTTCAGATTTCAAAATATAACGACCTAAAAAGGAATAAAATGGCTACAGGAAAAATAAAATGGTTTGACGCTAAAAAAGGTTTCGGATTCATCACTCCAGACGAGGGTGATAAAGATGCTTTTTTACATGTGTCAGCATTACAGGCTGCTAACATTTCATCTGTAAAAGATGGACAGGCAGTTGAGTATGAACTAACCGAGCAGCGTGGTAAGATGGCTGCAAGTAATATAAAAATACAAGGAGAATAAAATGGCGATCACGATTGATGGTAAAAAATATGATGAGACTAAACTATCAGACGAGGTAAAAAATTCTATTGTTCAAGTTTCTAATCTACAAACTAAACAGAAACAGTTGACGACAGAATTTGATAACTGTAAAGTTTTAATTAAACATCATAGAGATATAATTAGTAAGGGTCTAAAAGACGAAGCACTAATCAAAGATGAGAAAAAAGAAGAAACGAAACAATAAGGTCAGAACCTTTCCTGGTGATAGAAAACCAGCAAAGTCAGTTTCTAAAAACAAAATGTTTTATGAAACAAAACTGAGTAAGTGGCAAGGTAAGATGAGATGGTTGGTCATAGAAAGACCGACTGGCAGTATCTTGACAGCTGCTCATTTTGAAGATGAAGCAAAGAAATTGGCCGACTTTCAAAACAAACACAAACAATGGGTACCTCAAGGAGGTGTCGTGAAACATTTAACTATGGGAAAAATATAATGACCGATCTAATTATAAAGAATCCTGACGGTAGTTATGCTACGACAAACGCAACTAATCTAAAAGGCCACAACTGGCACAAGACGATAAGAGCTTCTGATGGTACGATACCAGAGGAAGATATAAAAAGATACTATGACATAATCATGAAGCTAGACTGGCAAGATGGTTGGTATTCATCTGAGGAGATGAAGTCACAAGCAAAGACACCTGGTTATAAACATATTCATCTTGGCGGTAGTGATACCTCTAGGGAAGAATATGAGATACAACAAGATTGGGTGAAAGAGATATGGGATAAAGTTAATCCTGGTATGAAACTTTTGAGACATTATCTTAATGGTCATGATAAACATCAATCTGGAGGCATACACATTGACGGTTGGACTGCTGATCAATATACTGCGATAGTGTATCTAACACCAGACTGGCAACCTGAAGATGGCGGTTCGATTGAGTTCTGGACGCCTAATCTAAATGATGAGCAGAAAGCGATGGCTATAAACACGCCGTATGGTCTCACAGGCAGTCCTGAGAGAAATATAATTAAATCATATTGGCCTAGAGCAGGTCGTGTCGTTTTATTTGATGCTAGAATACCTCATGTTGCAAGGTCAGTTGAGACAGATAAGTTTAGAGTGTCGTTAGTATTTAAAGGTACAACACAAGGTTACAATGAAAAAATTAAGACACCTAGTGAAAAATCGCAGGAAGACCTTGAGCCATTACCAGAATAGTGGGGTCGTAGCTCAGTTGGTTAGAGCGCCTGCCTGTCACGCAGGAAGTCGAGGGTTCGAGTCCCTTCGATCCCGCCACTAATAAATAGTAGTATGGCAGATAAAACAGCATTAGCAGAAAGCTCACAGGCACTATTTTGTGCTGTTGCAGACTTTCTAGGGGAAAGAAAATCAGATAAAGTATTAGATATAAAAAAATACTTAACATATACAGACTTTAAGAGAGCTGTAGGTGAGGGAGTTATATCTAAGGCTGAAAAAAGAATTAGAACACCTGGCGTTTCATTATCAGATATAGAAGCATTTTTATCTAAGAACAATGAATAAATTTTAAATAATGGAGTATTAATATCCTTTGGTTCGTCTAATCCTGCAGAATCTGTAACAATATTCATTATTTGATCTTTCACATATTTTTCATCACCAAAAATTGGAATGGCATTATTA